AGAACACAGGCACTTCGGATGAAAGACTGACAGCGACTGGTAGTGCAGCCACAGGGACCGGATCATGTGTTATTACGGTTATGTATGCTCAGGCTTTTAACACTGTTCTTCAACCATAATCGGAGGTGTTAAATGGCTGCTTCAATATTTGCTAAGACAGCTACAGCTACAGGAACTTTGCAAGCTGGTAGAACTCGACTAAAAGGTTTTACTGCTAAATGTGCATCGGGTGCTCCTGCTGTTGTTTTTAAAGACGGATCTTCGGGAGCCACTTTGTTAAGTATGGTGTTTACTGCTTCGCAGGACGTTCAAATAAACGTTCCAGATCATGGAATGATTTTTGTTAATGAATGTCATGTAACGCTAACGAACATTGATTCTATTACTGGCTTCTTTGGCTAATGGAAGAAGGTGGAAATGTTAATACGTTTTTTAAAAACATGTTTTAATTGGATTCCTTTTATACGAAATAAAAAGGATGAAGAGGTTGAAATTGTTACTGGAGAAGTAGTAAATACTCCTAGACATTTTCATGTTGAAAAAGATTCTTCTAAAAAGAAGAGAGGAAGACCACCAAAGTATTTAGGTGGAAAAACATCAACTAAGAAAGGTAAATAGATATGCCAAATATTGCAGGGAAAAAGTTTCCTTATACAAAAGAAGGTATGATGAACGCTTCTCAAGCGAAAAAGAAAATGATGGGAATGAAAAAAGGTGGTATGGTTAAGAAAAACTATATGCACGGAGGAGAGATTAAAGGAACTCCACCTGCTCAAGTATCAGGAAAGATGTTTAAAGGAATATTCTAAATGACAACATCCAACTCTAGAGATTTCAACCTCGATGTAGCTGAAGTTATCGAGGAAGCATACGAAAGGTGCGGATTAGAAGTTCGCACTGGCTATGATGCCCGTACTGCTAGGAGATCTCTGAACTTGATGTTTGCTGAGTGGGCTAACAGAGGTCTTAATCTTTGGACTGTAAAACAAGCAACGCAATCCTTAACGCAAGGAACATCTTCATATACTTTAACAGCCGATACTGTAGTTGATGTATTAGAGGTTACCTTGAGAAGGGGAACAACTGACTATGAGCTTTCAAGAATAAGTCGGGGAGAGTATTCTACTATTCCAGATAAGACAACTCAAGGAAGACCTAGTCAGTATTATTTTGATAGACAGATTGCTCCTGTACTTAATCTGTGGGCAAATCCTGATAACTCTACTGATTCAATTATATATTATTATGTTGAGCGGATTCAGGATGCGGATACTTTAATTAACACAACGGATATGCCTTTTAGATTTTTCCCTTGTATGGTGGCAGGTTTGGCATATTATATTGCGATGAAGAGAGCACCCGAAAGACTTCAGATGTTAAAGTCTGTTTATGAAGAAGAATTTCAAAGGGCAGGTGATGAAGACGAGGGAAGAACTTCTCTGAAACTACAACCTAGTTTAGATTATCTGAGAGTATAATGGCTTATGCAAGTGGATCAAAAGCGTGGGGAATATCTGATAGATCGGGAAGACGTTACCGATTAAGAGAGATGAAGAAAGAATGGACTGGTTCTTTAGTCGGTTCAGACGAATATGAATCTAAACAACCACAACTTCTTCCTCATAAAGCCTATCCAGATCCACAGGCATTAAGAAATCCAAGACCAGAACAGGTAGAAACGAAAAGCAAAGTTCTACTTCAATTTAATCCTTTTTTAATAACTTCTGCAGGTTCTGGTCTTTTAGAGGTGATTGAACCTGGACATGGTAGAACTACTGGAGATCTAGTTAGGTTTAGCAAATCTGAATCGTTTCAAGGGTTTCTACAAACAACCTTAAATAGAAATCAGGGCTTCCAAATTACTGTTATTAATACGGATCAATACACTATAACAGTTTCAGAAGTATCTAGCTCGAGTCCAAATACTAGAGGAGGTGGAGGATTCGTTGCCGTAGAAACACTACAAAATAATGCTGGTAACGTTAGAGTTTCGGGAGCCGTAGGAACGACAGTCGTAGGATCTATAAATGTATTAGTGGGAGCTACTGAAGTTACTGTAACAAGTGTTACAAGCACTAGTGCTGTTGGTTCCGTGACTGTAGTAACATCGTGATAGACATTTACGGTCAAATTCGTTAGGAATAAATATGAGTTTTACATATGCACAATTAAAACAAGCTATTCAAGACTACACAGAAAATACGGAAACATCTTTCGTAACTAATCTTCCTTTGTTTATACGTTTAACAGAAGAACGTATTTTAAAAAGTGCACAGTTAAATTTGTTTAGACAAAATGCTACCGCAAACACATCAGCAAACAATAAGTATCTTGCTACTCCTTCTGATTTTTTAGCTCCGTTTTCTTTAAGCTTATCTGGAACGGATGGAGACAAAGTTTTTTTAGACTTTAAAGATGTCAGTTTTTTACAAACGTATACTCCTGATTCGACAACCATAGGATTTCCTAGATACTATGCTCAATTTAATGTAAACAATTTTATATTAGCACCTACATCAAACGTTGCATTACTAGGCGAATTGCATTATTTTTATAGACCTGCTAGTTTAACTGCAGGTGCAGATAGTGCGACTACGTGGCTAAGTATTAATGCAGAAATAGCAATGCTTTATGGTTCTTTAGTCGAGGCTTACACTTTTATGAAAGGTGAACAGGATGTAATGGGGATGTACAATCAAAAGTTTCAAGAAGCTCTTGTTGGTGTTAAGATGCTTGGAGAAGCAAAAGATACGACGGATGAATATAGAACTGGAAAAGTTATAAGGGCTAAACAATAATGTTAACAGAATCAATAGGAATTACAGTCGGATCAGTAGGGGTTAAGACAACAAGCAATAGAGGGTTTACTCCAGAGGAAGTTGCAGAAGATTGTGTTAAAAAAATTATATCAATATCCAACAACGTTGATCCTGTATTAAGAGATCAAGCAGTTGCTTATTCAAAAGATATGGAAAAATTAATTGCGTTTTATATGAGAGAGGCTATTAAAAGTGATCGAACTACTGTATACAATGCAATTAAGGATGCGGGGCATCCAGATTTGGCAACACTGATAAGGAGATTATAATGTCATTTAGCGGAAACTTTATGTGTACGTCCTTTAAGCAAGAGATTCTTCAGGGCAAACACGATTTTACAAACGGTCAAGATACGTTTAAACTTGCTTTGTTTACTAATGCTGCAGAACCTACACAAGGTACTTTTGGTGGAAGTGGTACAGTAATGAATGCAAGTGTTACGGATTTCTCAAACAACAACCAGGTAGGTGCTTCTGGAGATTATGTAGCTGGCGGTGGAGCGTTGACAAACGTTACTCCTGCAGTTTCTGGAACAACTGCATTTACAGACTTTGCGAATAAAACGTTTGGGTCTTCAACAATTACTGCAAGAGGGTGTATCATTTATAACACACAATCAGCTGGTGGATCAAATACTACAGATGCCGCCTTAGTATTAGATTTTGGTGCGGATAAGTCGTCAAGCTCTGGAGATTTTCAAATTGTTTTTCCAACACCTGATGCGAGTAATGCTATAATCCGAATTGCCTAATGTCTTTTTTATTGGATAGGTGTAGACAAGGGTTAAAAGACTCCGTAGGTTCTTCTGGAAATATGATTTTAGCAGGAGCCTATGGCGCTGGAGCTATTCCTATTGATGGATACTATAAGTTTTATCAAACTTCCACCTTGATTGGGGCTAACGACACTATTAGATACCTTGTTGAAGATGGTGATAATTTTGAAATAGGAACTGGTTTTTATCAAAGATATTCCTACGCTACTAGCATTATAAACAGAACTCCTGAACAAAGTTTATTAAATGGTACAGCGGCAACTTCAGGCATTGCGTTAAACGCAGGAGCAATCGTCTCTATAATTCCTGCAAGACAAGACTTTTCTTTTCAAACAGCTATGGCTTTTTTATATGGTGGTCCATAATGCCAACATTAGGAAACAGGATTAAAGTCAATACTTCAACAACTGGAACGGGAACTCTTTCATTAGGTTCTCCAGTTGATGGTTTCTATGATTTTGCAGAAGGTGGTATTACTAATGGAGAGACAGTAAGGTATGTCATAGAGAACGGAGATAACTTTGAAATAGGAACTGGAGTGTATACTGCTTCTGGAACAACACTAACGAGAAATGCTTCTGAAACTCTAGATAGTGGTTCTCCAGGCACCACGACTGAAATTACTTTAGCTGGAGACTCTGTGGTATTTGTTTCTGCTGTCGCAGATGATTTTAAATTTCAAACGGCTATACATTTAATTTATGGAGTATGACAATGTCTGCTAACACTAGAACTATAGTTGTGGAAATAACTATTACAAATGAAAGATTGTTAGAACAGGATGTGATGGATAAACTTGTAGCAAGCGGTAAGACTAATGCGGAAGCTGTAGAAATTTTACATGAGGATGCAGATGGAACGAGAGAAACTGGACAAACTTTTTTTGAACCAAATAATGCAATACGGTCTTTATTTGATCTATTTAACTGGAACGGATGTTCTGTAAATGTTACAAGTGTTCAATGAGAAAATTAAAGGAGGGTTAAATGTCTAATCCAAATATAGCAGCAGCTCGTAGCATTTTAGGTGGTACAGTTTATGGAGCTTTAGTCAACACATCTTTAACTGAAGTTCTTGAGAACGCATCTAGCAGTGACGCAATAATAAAAGTAAATAGCATCGTTATTATCAATATAGATGCAGCTGATTCTGCCAATATTACAGTAACTTTATCGGATGCTAGTGGAGGAAGTGACGTTACTATAGCGGCAGCAATAGGTGTTCCCGCCAAGTCTAATCTTGTTCTTTGTTCTTCTGACACTCGATTTTATCTGCTCGAGAACAAAGCTATAAATCTACAGGCTTCGGCAGCAAATGATTTAAACTATTTAATAAGTTATGAAACTATTTCTTAGGAGGGTTCGATGCCCCAAGGTTGGAGATTTAATGGGGGTCAAATTGGAGGCGGTCCTAACTCTTGGGAGGCAGATGCTGGAGGTGTTTGGGGTGTTAAAGAAAATTATATAAACAGAAACGAAGAACCTTTTGTTGCTCCTTCTTGGCCCATCACAAGTAATGCTAAGATGCAATATGCATTTGAAGCACAGTATGCTAACTCTTTTGTTTCTAATACGGCTCAGTCTGTAACTGGTGCGTTTGGTAACGTTACCATAGACGGGCCTACTGAAACGTGGATAACGAGAAACACAGCTGCAACTAAAACTTCTTATACAAAAGGCAGTGGACAAACTAGCTCTTACATTAGTCTTCCTATTAATGCTACATTGGCTACAAATGTAAATACTTTTAATGGTTCTGACATTTCTAGCGGTGGAGGGTATACTCTTATCCTTTGTTTTCAAACTGCTAATAGTCATGGAAGTTGGGGAAGAATGTGGATGTACACTGGAGCTTCTAGTGGAATGGCAGATGCACCCTCCTCTAGTGGAAACATAACTCTTCCATATGTTGGCAGTACGTTTACTGGACCTTTAGCTTTCTGGGATAATTCATCAAACAAAAGATTTCAATGGAGAAAACCTAGTAACAGTGCTAATAGTGGAAGTTATGCGTATTCTGTCAACCTTGGAGCAATGGGATCAAGTATTTTGTCTGTAGTGTTTCGACAAAAAAATAATTCTCCTTATGAAGCTAAATATTGGTACAGAAATAGATCAACTTCTGCTGGGGGATCATTAATTCAAACAGGAGATGCACAAACTCTTATTCATAATGGAAATTCTACCTATGGTATGAAAACAACAACTAATACAGCTAGACCTGTATACAATGATTATGCTTATACCTATGGGCGAATAACAAACTTTAATTTAATAGCTACAGGGTTTGCTAATCGTGCATATACGGATCAAGAGTGTTTAGATGTTGCAGATTATCTAGATGGAAATTTTGGTGTTTAAATGAGTTATGGATATAGATATAGCGGAGGAAAGGTTGGGTATAAGGGTAACCTTTGGACAGACACACGCCCCGGTATTTGGGATGTAACTATTCCATATGCAAATCTAAATGAAGGAGCGACTACCTTTCCTATTACTAATGCTACAATACAATGGGCGATTGAGGGAAACAAGGTATCTAATGCTTTTGCTTCTAATACAGCTCAGTCAGCTGCTGGTTCTCTTGGTAACGTGCCTGTAGCAGGAACCACGGATTGGGTAACTAGAGCTAATTGTACTAAAATAACATACCAAACAAATGGGGGTACAAGTGTTAATTATATAGGAACTAGTCAAGGCTCAAGTCTTATGACTAACGTAAACAGTATGAATGGAGCCGAAGTACTAGCTAATGGAGGGTCTACTTTTCTTATGGTTAGTAGTCCTGAAACAACAACTAACAGTTGGGGTAGACCCTGGACATATTTTGGTATGTCTACTGGAGCTGCCGCTGTTACTTCCACAGCAGGAAACGTAAACTTAGATTCTGGAACAGAGTACAGAGGTCCTCAAATATTTTTTCAACAAGCTCAAAACTATTATCAATATAGAAGACCTTCTGGAATCACATACTCTAATGGAAATTATGGAAATTATGCTACAGCTGCCGCTGGTTTTAATTATGGGAGTAACATGATTCACTCAGTAGTGATTAGACAAACAACTACTGACACATATTATTGGGCTAGGTTTAGAAATTATAGTACTGGTGCTTTATCGGGGAGCGCTACAAAAGGTGGTTTTAGTTTTCAAGGAAGTACTGCTTATGGAATTAAAAATTCAACTGAAGGTAGACCTGTCTTCAATGATTACTTATACTGGAGTACCATGTATCCATGGCGTTTAATAGCTAGTGCTTATGCTAATCGTCCGTATACAGATGCGGAATGTAATACTCTTGTTGAGTATTTAGACAATAAGTTCGCTGTGTAGGAGAGATAAATGTTAGGATTTATACCTCTAGCAACCAGACCTTTAGGAGCTAACACTATCCAACCAACCGTTAACATTGCAGTTAACGTAACTGGAGTTGTAGCGACAAGTTCCGTAGGAACTGCAATAGGTTCTATTCCAATTAATGTCCCCGTTACTGGGATAGGAACTACAGGACAACTCCAAGGTGGAGTTACAGTAGAACTTAATATAGTCGTTCCTCTTTCTGGTTGGGGAGAAGGTTCATGGAACAGTGGAGCTTGGGGGCTAGAACAACTTTCGCTTCCTTCCATGACAAGTTCCGTAGGTACTGTCACTATTCCGAATGTAGGAATAAGTTTAACTGGGGTTGCTGCAACAAGTGCGGTGGGATCCGTTACGTCTACTGGAAGTTCTGTTTTTAATGCTACAGGTGTTGCTTCTACAGGACAGATTGGTAATACCTTTGAAACACAAAATGGATCAATAGGCACAACAGGTGTAGGCACTGTTACAACTGTAGTTACATCGAATGTAATAGTTAACTTAACTGGGGTTTCTTCTACAGGACAAGTTGGTTCTGTTAGTCTTCCAAACGTAGGAATAAGTTTAACTGGGGTTGCTGCCACAGGACTTACTAATGAAGCCTTTGCAGTAACTGATGGAAGTGTAAATTTAAATACAACGGTAGGCACAACAGGTGTAGGCACTGTTAATATTCCAAACGTAGGCGTAGGTTTAACTGGTTTGTCTGCAACTACAAGCGTAGGTCAAACTTTTGAAACTCAAAACGGAGCTTCTGCAACGACAGATGTTGGAGATGTTTCTCTTGTTCTTGGTCAAGGAATAGATGTTAGTGTTACTGGAGTTGCTAGTACTGTCGTTGTAGGCAACACGTTTGAAATGCTCAGTGGCGTTGCAGGCACTACAGAAATTGATCCTGTTACTGTAAGCATTGGTAAATCAGTAGACGTTACTGGAGTTGCTAGTACTGGAAGCGTTGGATCTGTTACCGTTGTTATTAACGAATCTTTAACTGCCGTTGGTGTAGCGGGAACTGGACAAACGGACAGTGTAACTATCGTTGAAGGTCAAGGAATACTTGTAGATGTAACAAATGATGCTTTTGTACCAGTAGGACAAGTTGGTCCTGTTAGCGTTGTAGCTATACAAAATGTAGTGGTAAACCTTACAGCTCCTACTGAAGCAACAGCAACTGTTGGTGCTGCTACTGTTAGTATAGGTAAATCCGTAGAGGTTACGGGCATACAAGTAACCACTGGAACGAACTCTGTTACGGTAAACTTTGGTTCAAAAATATACCTTGATGGAATTTCTGCTTCCACTTCTGTAGGAGGTGTGCTAGTTTGGGGCAAGATTATACCCGCACCAAGTACAAGTTGGGGCAATATAGCACCTTCACCGGGAAGTACTTGGACAGAACTAGTGCCATTTACAGGAAGTAATTGGGTAGACAATACTCCAAGCCCAGGAAATACTTGGACAGAAGTTACGCCAGATCCCGATACGACCTGGGATGAAGATGCAGCATAAGGAATAGAAGATGAGTACATATGTTAATAATCTTAGATTAGAAGAAATTGGCACGGGAGAGGCAACGGGAACGTGGGGCACTAAGACAAATGCTAACTTACAGTTAATTGGGGAATCTCTGGGATATGCAACACAGAATTGTTTTGCTCTAGATGACAATCAAGCAACAACGGTAGCAGACGCTCCAACCTCAGATCCTGCTCGAGCAATGTATTTTAAAGTAACGTCTTCAGCTACGTTAACTCAAACTAGAAATCTTGAAATTTTACCAAACACAAATAATAGAGTTCAAATAATAGAGAACGTTACAACTGGAAATCAAAGCATTGTTATAAAACAAGGCACTGGTGCAGGCGTTACTATAGCAAATGGTCAAACTAAAGTTTGTTATTTTGATGGTGGAGGATCAGGGGCTATCGTAACGGACGCTACCGCTACATTAGCTATTCCAGATTTATTTGTAGATGATGATATAAGTCTTCAATCGGATGGAGCGGTTGTTAACTTTGGTGCAGATAACGATATTAATTTAACCCATACGGCTGACGTAAGTCTAACATTAGGTGGTGCAGGAGGAACAACAGGATTAGTTGTAAACAATACTGCTGCTGATGGAGATCCTTTCTTATCTTTTGCATTAGGTGGAACGCAAACATTTACAATGGGTGTCGATGATGGTGATGGAGACGCTTTTAAAATAGGCACTACTGCCATTGAAACAAATACAAGAATGTCTATTAGTTCAGCAGGAGTTGTAGGCTTTGGTCAAGGAATTACGGAAAATACAAATACAGTATCTTCTTCAGGTAACGCAACTGCATTAGATTGCAGAACAGGGACAGTATTTGAAACGGTGTTGTCTGAAGCTACGACTCTTAGTTTTACAAACCCCGCAGCTTCTGGGTCTGTAAGTGCGTTTACTCTTAAGATTAAACAAGATTCTGGAGGAAATAACTACACTGTTACCTTCCCGTCGACTGTAGATTGGCCCGCTGCTACGGCTCCAACGTTAACAGCAACAGCCAATGCCGTAGATATTTTTGTATTTTTTAGTACTGATGGAGGAACAATATGGTATGGTTTTGTAGCGGGTCAAGCAATGGGGTAACGACATGAGTTTGCTTGCATTAAAATTAATGGCTGCAGGAGCGAGTGGAGAGCCAGCAGGCTCTGCTAAAAACATAGAACGATATGCTTTTCTAGGCAGTCCTGTAAACAGAATGAGTTGGCAATCTTATTGGAATGATAAAACTCTTTTAAATAGACGATCTATAAGTGACCCTTGGGGCAATAGTCAAATTGGTGGACAAAGAGTTCGTCAATTTTATATCAGAGAGGGAAACAATGATGCGTCTATAGATGGTAAATCTATTTATTTTTTAGATTCAGATAGCGACAAACTTGTAACATTAACTCTTGGTGTTCCTTATGATCTTAATACAATCATAGCGAATAACTATAATTCTGGTGCTTCAGACTTTACTGGTATCGATAATCAAATGTTTTATGGTCTTTGGTGGAAACCAGATGGTACAAGATATTACATGATTGGAAGACAAAATGGTAAAGTCTATGAAAGAATTGTGTCTGGCAGTGCTTGGACTACAAGTAGTAGTGCTGGAGGTACTTTTACTTTTTCACAAAACAGTTATCCTATTGGAATAACATTTAAACCAGATGGAACTAAATTTTTTGTAGGGCGTGAAAACAGTAACTCTTCAGCAGCAGATAATCGGATTCAAGAATATAGTTTATCTAGTGCATGGGATTTAACAAGCACTATTAGTTATGTAGGTGAATCTCCTAGCGATGGCCAATTCGGTCAGATGCTAGGCATGGCAATGAACTTTGATGGAACTAAATTTTATAAACTTACACAAAGTAGTATTCTAACATATAATTTATCTAGTGCATATACTCTGTCTACTGCTTCTTATAGTTCTAGTGATTCAATAAGTATTAGCACTAAAAGTGGCGATCTTTGGGGAGGAATGTGGATAGGTGGTCCGGGTGCTGTAGTGGGTGGAGGAAATAGTTTATTCTTAAGCACTCAAGAAATTAGCTCACCCCCTGCAGCTGCTGGTGTTGGGTTTGATAGAGGATTAGTAAAATTAGATCTTGATACAGATAACGATATAACGGCATCGTCCAGTAACCTTATCTATTCTTCTACAAAACATGGCAAATTACAATCGTTTGCAGGTGATCCGTTTATGTCAGGATATGTTTCATATAATGGACAGTATGTTTATACTCTTAGTAGGGGTAACGCTGTAAATACAAATGGATATGTCCGTAGATATACAATGTCTACACCCCATGATCTTACTACTTTAGCTCAAAATCAGGATAGTAATCAATCTGAACAAACTGCGGATGACGATGCTAGTGCGTTGTGGTTTAAACCAGATGGTACAAGATATTTTGTTACTGGAAAAGATCATAACAGAATGCATGTGTGGGATTGTTCTACTCCATTTGATTTAACTACTGCAAGTCAAAACTCTGGTGCCGAGATTTCTTTACCCTCTGGCGGTGGTTATTATGGATTAGTTTGGAGTCCAAGTGGTAATCATTTTTATTACACAAATGGAAGTGTTAGCATTTATCATAGAAAGTGTACAACTCCTTGGGATCCAAGTACCTCTTCGGCACAATCAACAGCTAATTTCAATTCTGGGACTGCGAATGTTAGTAAATTTTATAGCTCTCCTAAAATAATGACAATGGCAATAAGTTCTGATGGATATAGGGTATATACTGTACAAGTAAGAGTAGGAAGTATTCAAGGTATTTCTTCTGGAGGAGGATATAATTTTACATCTTTAGCAGAATGGACATTAGCTACTCCTTTTGACACAAACTCAGCTAGAGAACTAAAATATGAACGAGGTATGACACGATATGGAGCGGGTCTATCTATGAATTTTGCAGGATTAACAAATGATTTGCTTGATTTAACTAAATTGTATTATTTCGCATACGAACCATCATCAGGAGGAGAAGTTAATACAGGCACAACCCAACGACCGGGTCTGTATCTTTTTGATCATCAAGAGGCAACATATACAGTAACCGTTCAAAGTGTAGGAGGGAATAACAAATATTTTATAAACCATCTACAGCAAGCAAATGTTCCTGGTGTAGAAACATTTACATACATTTTTGATTGGACTGCAGCGGGTGCTTCGCATCCTCTTCGTTTCTCTACGACATCTGATGGCACACATGGAGGGGGTTCTGAATACACTACAGGTGTAACTATTGATACAGGAAATAAAAAATCTACGATTACTATAGCCTCAAGTGCTCCTATCTTATATTATTATTGTGAAAATCATTCTGGAATGGGTGGTACGCTTACAACCAACTCAGCATAGGATCAGTTATGCCATTACAAAAGTTACAATTTAAACCGGGAATAAACAAAGAAGTAACTTCTTACTCAAATGAGGGGGGATGGAACGATTGTGATAAGGTAAGATTTACTTTTGGGTTTCCAGAAAAAATAGGTGGGTGGACTAAGGTAGGAAGCAACTCGTTCCTTGGTACTTGCAGAGCTTTACATCCTTGGCAAACTTTGGCCTTAGAAAAGTTTATCGGTGTTGGCACTCACAAAAAATACTATGTAGAAGAAGGGGAAGCGTATTACGACATTACGCCTTTACGTTTAACTACGGCTGCAGGGGATGCAACTTTTGCTGCCACAAATGGTTCAAGCACTATAACAGTAACAGAACAAAATCATGGTGCAGTAGTAGGAGACTTCGTAACTTTTAGCGGAACAGCTACTTTAGGCGGTAACATTACCGAAGCTGTGATTAACCAAGAATATGAAATAGCTACTATTACTGATGCAAATACATTTACCATTATAGCAAGAGAGGCTAACACCGTATCTACAATTACTGTTAATGGTGCCTATACTCCAGTTCCCGTAGCTGCAAACTCTTCTGACTCAGGAAACGGAGGAAGTAGTTGCGTAGCTAAATATCAAATAAACAAAGGTTTAGATACAAGTGTTGGCGGTAATGGTTGGGGAGCAAGTCCGTATGGTATATCACCAGGTCCTAACTGGGATAGTGGTGCAAATGTTGGAACGACTGGTGTTTTAAGAATATGGACACATGATAACTTTGGTGAGAATCTTCTCCTTAATGTTCGTAACGGTGGGATATTCTATTGGGATAAAGGAAATGGTTTAAACGGTAGAGCCGTGGAACTAAACTCTTTAGGTGGATCAGACCTTGCTCCAACAATAGCTACTCAAGTAATGGTGTCAGATCGGGATAGACATGTTATTGCTTTTGGGTGCGATCCCGAAGCAAACATAGGAACACAAGATCCTTTAATTATAAGGTTCTCGACTCAAGAATCTTTAACCGATTGGAGAACAAAAACTACAAATACAGCTGGCGAGTTAAGACTTGGTTCTGGATCAGAAATTGTTTGTGCCGTTGAAACACGACAGCAAATATTAGTTTTTACTGATACTTCTATTTATACGATGCAATTCTTAGGACCACCAGTTACCTTTGGAGTTCAAATTATTTCAGAAAACATTTCGATACGAAGTCCTCGAGCATACGTTGCTATTGAGGATTCTGTTTTCTGGATGGGATTAAATGACTTTTACGTTTACGCAGGTGCTGTGCAAAAAATACCGTGCACAGTAAGAGACTTTGTGTTTTCAAACTTTAACAAGTCAGAAGCTCAAAAAGTATTTGCCGCAGCAAATGCAGGGTTTTCAGAAATATGGTGGTTCTATCCATCTACAAACTCAGGTGAAGTAGATCGTTATGTGGTATACAATTACCAACAAAAACTTTGGTTTGTTGGTTCTCTTTCCAGAACAGCTTGGATGGATAGAGGTGTAAGTGAATTGCCTATTGCTGCTAACACTGACGGTTATCTGTATAATCATGAGATTGGTGATGATGATGGGACTACTAATCCATCTACGGCTATCGCTTCTCACATCGAGTCAAGTCAAATAGATATTGGAGATGGAAATAACTTTAGTTTTATCAGTCGTATTATTCCAGATATAACATTTAGAAACTCAGCTAATGGTTCTGAAGCTACATTAACAGTTAAAACTAGAAATGCACCAGGGGGTGTTTACCTTCAATCGGATAGCTCTACTATTACAAAATCAGCTACAGTTCCAGTTGAACAGTTTACACAAGATGCTAGATTAAGATTGCGAGGAAGAAGTTTTGCTCTAAGAGTAGACTCTTCTAATACTGGAGTTGGTTGGAAACTAGGTTCCCCTCGACTAGATATAAGGCCTGATGGGAGAAGGTAATGTCAAGAAACCTTTCACTGCCGTTTTTTCCAATACCTCCTGGACAATACGATCCTCAATACTTTGCTACACTTGTTAGAAACTTTGCAGTTTACTTAGATCAAATACAACAAGCAGGCGAAGGAAGACTAACAGGACTTGTACTTACTAATTTACAAGTTGGAGATAGTGGTTTAGAAGTTGGAGCATTATTTAATGATGGTGGGTATGTGAAAGTTTGTGAAAGTCATTCTCCTCACTTAGGAACAAATGTAATGGCGGGAACTGTAGGAACGGTAACTGTAGTAACATCGTAAAAATATTATAGTATTTTAGAAAAAACTTTGATACTGTGGATTAAAGGAGACATTATGGCACAAAATCCAGGCATTGTTGAAACCCTAGCAAACGTTGTTGGTTTTTTAGCGGGTGGTCCTAAAGGTTACGCTGCAGTACAAGGTGTAGGAACCTTGTTTAAAGGAGGTAGCTTTCAAGACGCTGTTACATCAGGTCTAGGAGCCTTCATGCAGTCGGATCCAAAAGCAATGTTGTTAGGTAATATGTTAGGTGGCGGTGGTGGCGGTTCTAACATGTTTAATATTGGCGGTGGTGGCGGTGGCAATACACGGAGGGATACTCGAGGAGGAGCAGGTCAAAACTATATTAACCCACAGAGTCAAGGTAACAATGCAATGTTTGCTGCTTTAAGTCCACAACAACAGCAACAGGCGGGTATGGGAAATTTTATGCAAGACCTTATTGGTTTAAATTCTGATAACCCATTAAACTCTCTTCTTGTTGGAGGTTTTCTTAACAGTATAACCAATAGAAAAAATCCTCTTAGTGATTTTGAGCAAAGACAGTTTGCAAGCGGAGAAAGAAATCCAGACTACAGAGGAACTCCTGCTCCCGATTATAGATACATGCAACCCACAAGACCACAAGCGGGTGTAATGGGAGTGGCACAAGGTGGAATGATTGATGGTCCGGGCGGTGGAAAAAGTGATTCTATACCTGCACAGATATATCAAGGAGGTGCTCCAGTGCAGGAAGCAAGGCTTTCTGATGGAGAATTTGTGATGACAGCTGATGCTGTTCGAGGAGCGGGAGGCGGTGATCGATCACAAGGAGCCGCCAAGATGTATCGAATGATGAATCAGCTTGAGGGGAGCGCGTAATGGTTGATAGCACAGTAAATAAAAGTATGACGCTCCAACCGGAGTATATAGAAAATTTTATAAAAGACTTACTCTCAAACATTTATAGCGTGGATCCCGAAACTGGCGAAGCTACAGGTATTGGGGCAGAATCTCCTTTATATGGTAAGCCTGTTACAGATGCTGACGGTAATCCAGTTTATGACCAACAAGCAGTTCTCGATGCTGATGGTAACGAGATGCTGGATGAATTTGGTAATCCTCTTATGGAGAATAGCCTTGATCAATCTGGTAATCCTATTCAATCTACTATAGGTGGTGTTGCTCCTCCCGATGTTATAGGTTTTACAGATGCACAACAACGAGCCTTAGAAATGATGGGCGGTCAGTATGATGCTGACGGTAATTATATAGAAGGTTCTGCAGGCACTGGTAAGGCTGATCCTTACTTTGATAAGTCACAAGAAATGATGGATCTTGGACTAGGTGCTTATCAATCTGCAATGGATATGGCTGATCCGGGTGCTTACAAACAATTTATGAATCCGTATACGGAAGAGGTTATTGACTCAACACAAGCCGACATTTTAAAAGCGGGTCAAGAAGAGAGAGCACGTATAGGTTCTCAAATGGTAAATGCGGGTGCCTTTGGTGGATCTCGAGGAGCTATTGTAGACCAAGAGCTTTCAAGAAACGTAGGTTCTCAGATGGCTAAGACTGGAGGAGAACTTCGGGCAGGAGCTTTTGAAAATGCAGTTAAGATGGGTCAAAATGCTTCTACCTTGTTTGGAAACTTAGGTGCAGGGATAGGGTCTTTGGCTACACAACAAGGGGCACTGGGAGAATCGGCTCAAGGTTCTTTCTTAAAAGATGTAAACTCTCTTTTCAACACTGGTACTCTGGAACAACAACAACTTCAGAATGAATACGATGTAGATAGAGCAGCACAGATTGAAGAAGCCTATGAACCTTTCTCTAGGTTTGGATTTATGAGGGACATTGTATCGGGTGTACCTTCGGGAGTAACGAGTTCTGCCGCTACGTACACTCCAAACTTAAATCCAGTAGCGAATACTTTTAGTCTTGGCAGTAATATTTACAATAACCCTGGGCTTGGAAATACGATAAATAAAAATGGATTAGGATAAGTATCATGGCGGGTATTCGAGATCTTAACATAACGTTTCAAATAGATGGCAATCGTTCTGCTAGAAATAAATTGTCTAAGATGGGTGGGATCATGTCCTCCTCTGAAGAGTTAATGCAAGCTGCTGAACCTATGATTAAAAATATAGTAAGCTCTATAGATTCAAACGAACTTGTTCCTCAGTGGAACAAGTCTGCCCAATTAGACGGGGAAACAGCTATTGGCCGTCCTTCTGGATTCCTACCCGGTACTACTATTCCTGATCCTCGATCCACTTTTAGAAAACGAATGGATAGACAAGAGTTTTTTCCTGACAGTGTAGCGGAAGCTATATTTGAACAGAAAAAAACACAAGCAGGTATAGAAAGAAATGCAGAAGGTAACTTTGTAAATCCAGATGGCACAAGAATGTCGGAACAAGAATACTTTGCAACCGCAGGAGTAAGAAGTCTTGAAGACAAACGAGATGAAAACTATGAGAACATAAGAGATTATGGAGATGATGCCATGAGAGGTAAGTCTTTCGGTTATCCAAAACCCCAAGAGTTTGGTTTTGGTGGGATGATAGGGGCGGGTTTAAATTTTATACCTAAAGTGGCAACGAAGGTTTTAGAAAAAGGAATAAGTCCTCTTGTAAGTGGAATGCAAAAAATAGATAAGGCTAGAGGCCCTGGTATGGGTGGAATGAATTACATAAAGCCACGTATGAAAAACGGTAAAATAGTAAACCCAGGATCTTTTACTAGGAAAGACAATGACGTACTTTTCCCACAGAAGTACGTTGACGTTACGGAAGACGCAGTTAAATTTAAAGCAAGGATGATTAATAATTTTGGAAGTGTTGGTTTGGCTCAACAAAATTTAAAAAAATTTATGGATGATTTAGTTAAAACAGATAATGAAGATACAAGTGAAGATAAAAAAGAAACTACAAAACTTTTAGAAGATAGTCTTGGTAAGAGTGTAAAAGAATTAGCTAATGAAGTTGGTATTCAAACTCCTAAAAATAGAAGTGTATCAGACATAACAAGAGAGTATATGAGGGTTGCGAAGAATACTGCTATAGCGGATCCCGGTAGTTTTGCTCAAAGGTTTGGTAAGTCTATTCTTATGGGTCTTACAACCGAACTTGCTACTAAACCTACTGGAGGAAAGGGTAGTGGGATACAAGATAGAGAGCATAGTTCAGATGCAAGATTACAATTAGCTACAAAATTAATATCTGAAAATCAAATGACTGGTCCTGAAGCATTTGCGATGGCAGACAAACTGTTACAAAATTTATTTCCTATGGATGCTACTGCTCAAACCGCTGCGGCTGGTTCAAAATCTAAAGTAACTACTATGAGTGCTGAAGATCGAATAGCTAATATAAACAATGCTAGAATATTCATACAAAAGGGTGCCCCCAAAGATCAAGTAATTGCAAAACTAGAAGCTGCTGGTATTACAGATCATGGACTTTCCTAATGGTAATGAGTTTGCCTAATGGTACTATTCGAGGTGGTGATGAAGCGGATTACGCAAACTACGCTAAAAGTCTTGCTGTCGATATTCCTGAGATTACTTGGAAGGATGTAGGTAATGTTGCCTTAGACTTCACACCTATTATTGGTGACATCAAGGGTGGTTACGAAACTGTCCAGATGATTGGTGACGAACTTGCCAAGGACAATCCTAATTACAAGTTGATTGGTATTCTTGGTGGCATGGGAGCTGCAGCTACTATTATTGGTTTGGTTCCTGGTGCGGGTGACGTTGCTAAGAAAACTATTATGTCAGGAGCAAGAAGTGTTGCTGAAGGAGCTAATAAAGTTGTTAATGCTATGCCCGCCTATGATCCAAGTACACTAGGATCTATGGGTGGTAATATATTTTCTGGTAAAAAAGGTATTACGGAGGTTAAAGTTCCTACTGAAAAAGAGCCTGGAATGGTTGTGTTTCAAGGATCTCCTCATGACTTTGAAAAATTTGATATTAAAGCTATTGGAACAGGCGAGGGGCATCAAGCCTTTGGTCATGGACTTTATTTTACCGACGAAGAGGACATAGCAAAATTTTATAAAGAATCTTTAAGTGAGGTAGAAAGCAGCACAAAAGTTAAAGATGTTTTTCTTGACGACATGAATTTATCGCAAAAAGCAAAAAATATAATTGACGATAGAGCACAAGATGCGGATGAGGGCATTATTTTTAGAAAAGATGACAGCAAAGATTTTTTTGCTGAGCGGCTTTTAAAAGGATTGGAGAACAAATCCATATACAAAGAAATTGTTCAAGCAGGTATTAAGGAAAAGGATCTAACCCTTGATAAAACCTACTCTGGCAAAACGTATAAAGCGGAACTTTCAGCAACACCTGAGGAGTTTTTAGATTACGACAAACTAATGTCAGAACAACCAGAGATACTAAAACTTATAAAAGAAGCAGGACTTACAGGAACGCCCTGGTCTAAAGGTAAAGAGATTTTAGAAACTGCAAATATACATGTTATTGAGGAAGCTAATGCCTTACGTACTCCAGGTGAGCTGCCTAGAGACATTTTCTCTAATTATCACTATGAACCTGAGAAAAAGAGGGCTGTTCAAAAATTAACTTCTGAAAGGTTGGCGAAGGCTGGTATCAAAGGAATTAAATATTCCGCAGGACAGTTAACATCTGGACAGTTTGCAAAAGACGCAACAAACTATGTTGTCTTTGATGATAAGTTAATTAAAATGTTAGCAAAGTATGGTATTGTAGGTAGTGTGGGTATTACTGGTGCTGGTGCAGCAAAGAGTGGTTTGATAGATAACAAGGACGAAACAGGATATAATTTTGCAGAAGGTGGAATCATTTCATTTGATGACCTTCTTCCAAAAAAAGAAACAAGTACACTCATTTCATTTGATGACCTTATTCCAAGCGGTGCGTCAGAGGGAGTAGCTCAAGAATTTTTTGAAGGGGTTGCATCTGGTTTATCAAAGATACCACAAGGTATTCTTGAAACAGCAGCTTTAGCTCCAGATTACTTTGGTGGTACAGATTACGCTTCAGATGTTACGGAAGCCTTTGAAGAAGGTAGAGAAAAACTTGGTATAGATCCAGAAGGAGTAGCAGGTGCGATAGGTGAAGTTGGTTCACAGTTCGTTATACCTGGTTTAGCGGCAGCTAAACTTGTTGGTGCAGTTAGTAAGGCAGGAAAGATAGGAACTTTTGCAAGACAATTAGGAGCAGCGGCGGCTACAGATGCAGTGGTTGCTACCAATGATACGACTACACTAGGAGATTTTTTTGAAGGTGGTCCAACAGGTACGCAACAAGACATTGGATTACAAGGAGATGAAGAAGCATCTAGAAGACTTTTAAATAAACTAAAGGTTGGTGTTGAAGGAGGAGCAGGTCTTATCGCTGCTCCATTTATAGCAAAGGGAGTTGGTGCAGTTGCTTCAGAAGCCGTTGATGCCGCAGGATATATACCCGGATTACCTCAAGCTGCTCGAGCGGTTAAAGCTGGAGGAGCAAAGATTGGTGATTATCTTAAAACAATAGAAGATAAAGTTCAGCTAAGTAATGCAGGTCCTATTGAACATGCCGTTGGAACTACTTTAAGTTGGTTAAGATACAGAGGTGTTTTACCCGAACAAATAGGTGAATCAAGATCTTTAATAGAAGGATTTGTTGAAGCGGAAGCAAAGGGTGCTAAACAAATTATAACAAGATTAGACGAAAACATAAATAAAATCGTTGATCAAGGTTTGTCTATGACTCAAAACAGTACTTCTTTAACAAGAAAAGGTATGTTAAATAGTATAGACAAGTACTTAACAACGGATGCTTTAACAAAAGAACAAGCTCTTAAAGGCATTCCAAAACTTCTTCATAATGATTTAGACTTAATGAGGAATCAAGTTGATACTCTCAGTAAAAAAATTATGAAGAGTGATTTTATAAGACAGAATGAGATGGTTCCTGTAAAAGAAACAGAAAAAAGTTTAAAGGAAACTATTCGCTCGAACCTTGGTTCTTATATGCGTAAGCGTTATAAGATCTTTGAAGACAAAGACTTTATGCCCGATCAAGCCACTATAGATATGGCAAAGAGAGGATTCAAAGGAGACAGAGAAGCTGTAGAAAATGTTCTTAAGCGGCCTATTGGAGAAGGTCCTGTAACAGATGAACTAGCTAGTGAAGCGGTAGATACTTTTCTTAGAAGATATACTTACCACAGAAGAGGTGGCTCTGACATTATAGGTAGGATACCAGACTTTAGATTAAACCCGGGTTTGTTTGTAAAGCGTCAAAACATAACTAAGTTTCAAGAAGCATTGATGGGTAGAATCGATGATCC